TTGCCAAATCCCCAGCCCAATACAACGCTATGTCTGATATGTTTATTGACCCGTTTACAGGCGCACGTTCACGCAACAACTACGGCAATGCAAGCCCTGTTATGGGTATGGCTAGATCAGATGGTGGTAATGGAAACAGCCCTTATGGTAATGACGCAAATATTGACCATTTAAATCGCATGAAAGAACAAGGCACTGCTGACGTTTATGACTCTATTTATCGACAGAATATGTCAGGTGATTTGGTGAGTGGAGATACGTTTGTTGGTGACGATGGGCTTAATTACACAGTTGGCTACGATGTTGGTCAAGTAGACCCTGGTTTAGCTAACGCAGTACAACGAAATAAAATTAATGAAGTAAGAAGTAATTCATCCGCTATTGGAAGCATGATCGGCAATACATTGCAGGGTGGATTAATTGGCAGAGGTATAGAGGCGTTAACAGGCGTGGCTCCATTTAATTCTAATGATGCGCCAGTAGGCAGTTTATCAAACGCTAATGTAAATGATGGTAGGTTTGGTGGATTAATTGGTTATGAACAAGAAAATGCTAAAGCGATAGCTGATGCAGCAAATCGACAAGCAAATGACCTTTATCAAAACAGACTGCAAAACGATATGTTACGGGATGATATTTATTCTAATGTATCAGGTGGACTTTTAAATGGTACAGCTTTAGACAGAGCAAGGATTGAGCTAACGCCTGCTGCTGATGGTTCATACTCACTTGAGCAGCAAACTAGCATAGATCAGGCAAAAGCTAGAGTAGCCCAGATTAATGCAGATCGTATAGCAAGGGAGCAGGCAGCAGCACAAGAAGCAGCCATAGAAGCCGCAAGAGCCGCAGCAGCAGAGCAAGCAAGAATAGCAGCAGCGCAAAGAAGCACAGTTAACTCAGGTGGCAATGGTACAGGGGCAGCGCAAAGGGCTGGCGGTTATGCAAAAAGCAAAGCACCAGGCGAAGCTGGTTCACGATTCGGATTATAAGGAATAATATTATGGCAGGCGCACCAACAGGCGGTTTTAACGTCAACGCAGCAGCAGCAGGCGGCATCCAACAAGCAGGAATGGGTGCAGCACAAGGCATGAATTATCGGCCTATGGCAATTACTGCGCCAACGCAAGATAGTTTGCAGCAGTACACTAATCCGTATGAGACACAGGTTGTGAACCAATCTCTTGCTGATTTAGAACGCAGCCGATTAATGGCCCAGAACGTAGGTGGCGCACAAGCAAGCGCAGCTAACGCATTTGGTGGCTCACGACAGGGCATTGCAGAAGCAGAAACCAATCGGGCCTTTGCAGATCAAGCAGCCCGTACAGCGTCAGGATTGCGGCAGACAGGCTACCAGAACGCACAGACAATGGAACGCCAAGCGCAAATGCAAAACCAGCAGGCAGGCTTATCGGGCGCACAACAGCGTTTAAATGCAGGCCAACAGTTGGGCAGTTTGGCTAATCTAGGCTTTGGCATGGGTCAGACTATTCAGAACAGAATGGATCAGCAAGGTGCAATGCAGCAAGCACTACAGCAGCAGTTGATTAACGCAGGCAAGAACCAATACGCTGGCTACACTGGCGCACCAGCGCAGTCGTTGCAGTATTTGCTATCAGCAGTCGGTGGCGCACCACCTGTAGGTTCTGTTGATAAAGGATACGAGCCTGGTTTGTTTGATTACTTAACACTAGGACTAGGTGTATAAAATGGGAATATTAGACAGCATTGGCACATATTTGGGTGATGAAGAGAATCGTCTAAGGTTAGCATCAGGCTTTGCAGGGCTTAGTGGTAATCCTAACGCTGGCAATATTCAGCAAGGCTTACAAAACCGCCTTTCAGTGTTGCAAGATGATCGTAAGACAAAAGCTGCTACTGAATTGGAAGCAGATAAATTAAAACGCCATACATCTATGGCTTTGCAGATACTAGGAAACAATCACCCCGAAATATCACAGTTATTAGCTAATGGGTTTTTAACACCTAACCAAGCCATTACAGAGTCGCGTAAGCCTAAATCTGAAAGGGGAATGTTTAAAGGTGCTGATGGGTTTAATTATTACATAGATGATCAAACTCGCGTATTACCTAACGCGGTATTGCCACCAGAAAAAGGTACTGCCGCTATGCAAGAATACAATTATGCAGTTGGTCAGGGTTATGAAGGTGATTTAAATAGTTATATTTTAGGCCAAAAAACTGCGGGTGCGCCTAAGACTGAGGTTAGTTATAACGGATCATCGGGTGCGCCAGCAAAAGCACCTGATGGCATGACTAACGTAACTGATATAGCCACTGGTATTGTCACGCAAGTGCCAATTAAGGGCGGTAAGGTTGATATTGCTGCTCAAAAACAAGTAACAAATGCAAACAATGCGTTAGCAACTATTGAGAGTGCGTTAAATCACCCTGGTTTAAATGCTTCTGTTGGTTCAATAGATTCTAAGTTTGTCAGTCTTTCACCTGATGCGGTTGCTTTTGAAGCCTATCACGATCAAATCAAAGGTAAGGCGTTCTTAGCAGCGTTTGAATCATTAAAAGGTGGTGGTCAAATTACAGAGGTTGAGGGTTTAAAAGCAGAACAAGCCACGGCTCGTTTAAATCTAGCGCAAGATGAAGATGATTATAAACAGGCTCTTAGAGATTTAAAAAATGTTATTTACGATGTTTTAGAGCGAAATCAGGGCATATTAAATTCCATTCCAAACAGCAACAATAATGATCCATTAGGAATCCTATAGGAATAATTTATGTCTTTACAAGATATTAGAAATAAGTTTCCGCAGTACGATGATATTTCAGATGGTGATTTAGCATATAAACTTTATGCCAAAAATTACTCAGATATGCCTATGGGTCAATTTGCAGATCAAATGAATTTATCGCGTGATGAATTTTCTTTTATGATTGCTTCTGCTAGAAAAGCTGGCTATACACCAACGTCAAGAACGCAATCAAAAGACAGAGTTATTGAAGATTTAGGTGGTACAGGTATTTTAAGATCAGCTATTCAAGGAGTTACACTTGGTGGGGCTGATGAAATCGTTGGAGGCGGTGCGGCACTTGGTCGCAAGCTGATGGGTGATGAACGCCCTATTGGGGAAATATACACTCAAGAACAACAAGCAGAAGAGGCTAGGCTTAATCAGTATCGTAAAACTGACCCCGTTAAAGCTGGTGTTGCTGAGTTTGCAGGCGGCATGGTGGCTCCACTTGGAGTTGCTAAAAATGCAAAACAAGCCTTTGGTTTTGGAACTGGCATTGGAGCAACAACAGGCTTTTTAACTGGTGAAAATGATAACCGATTAAAGTCTGCTGGCTATGGTGCTTTGTTTGGTGGCTTGCTTGGCCCTGCTGCCTATAAAGGTGGAGAACTTGCTGCGAGTTCTTTTGGTAAGGCTTTACAAAATAGGGCTAAGAAATTAGCTACGGCTGGTGCGCCCACTGCTTCCCAGTTAAAAAAAGAAGCTGATGAAGCCTATAAAATTGCTAAAGATAGTGGTGTTGTTATTGACCCCGATCAATTTAATAGTTTTGTAGACAGTGTTATCAAGTCTGTGTCAGGAAAGTCTAGGGTTCAGCAAGAAGCTATTGACGAATTGATGCCTAAAATGAAAACAGTTAAAAATATGCTTGAGGGCAGTGTGGGTGAGCAGTTAGGTCTTGATGATCTTGAAGCATTGCGCAGGATTGCAAAAATACCAGCAGGGGATATAACTAACCCAGATCAGCAAAGAATGGCTATGACGATTGTTAATGCCATTGATGATTTGATGGAAAACATTGACCCAAAACAAATGCAAGGCGATTTATTTCAAAAGCAGCTTAAAGAATCCGTTGGTAGTGCATTTAAAGATGCTAGGTCAATGTGGGGTAAGTTGCGCAAAACTGAGCAAATAGATGAACTTTTACTTAACGCTGGCACTTATGCTGGCGGTCTTGAAAGCGGCATTAAAAACCAATTAAATAGCATTTTAAGAAACCCTAGAAAACAAAGAAATTTCACTAAAGCAGAGTTAAAAATGATGCGTGAGATTTCAGAGGGTACGCCATTAGGTAATCTAGCTGGCTCTGTTGGTCAAATGGGATTATCAGCGACAGGAGGCCGTAACGTATTAAGCGCAGGCACAGGCATGGCAGCAGGCGGTACGGCTGGATTTGTTATTGGTGGCCCTGTAGGTGCGGCTATTGGCGCAGGGGCAGAATTAACGGCTGCAACCGCTTTAAAATATGTTCGTGAAAAAAGCATGGAACAGCAAGTTAAAATATTGCGAGATTTAATTGCGTCTGGTCAGGTTGAAAAGTTTGCTAATCAGGCTCCCCAAGCCTTTGCAGTAATTCAGCAAGCGGCACAAAAGATAGGCCAAAGCACCATAATAAACAACACACCAGAATTACAACGTACTGAGCCTCGCGGCTTATTGTCGCAATAGAAGGATTTAACAATGTCAAAAATGTCACAACAAGATATTCAAAGTGCGATTAAAACCGCTATTCAATCAGCCATTGATTACGTTGACAGCGACATAGCAGACCAACGTGAACGCGCTCAAAGCTACTTTGATGGGAATGTTGACCTAGAGCATGAAGATGGTCGTTCTAGGGTAGTGTCTACTAAGGTGCGTGATGTGGTGCGTGGTGCAAAGCCTAGCTTAATGCGTATCTTTATGAGCAATAATAAGTTTGTGGAATTTACGCCTAAAGGCCCAGAAGATGTGGCTAATGCAGAACAAGCGACAGCCTACACGCATTGGGTGTTTAACAAGGTCGGTGGATATAACGTCTTATCTAATGCAATCCATGATTCATTAGTGAAGAAAGTCGGCATTGTGAAAGTCTGGTGGAACCAAGAAACCATTGCTAAAACGTACACTTATGAAAACTTGTCAGACCAAGAAGTACAGGTATTGGTTAATAAAGAAGGTGTGGAAGTTGTTGAGCATCGACAAGAAATAGAAATGGAAATGGACGAGTTCGGCTTAGACGTTGAACGCAATGTTCACAGTATGGTTATTACGCACAAGTATGAAGAAGGCGAAATGGTCATTGAAGGTATACCGCCAGAAGAATTTTTCATTGATGGTTCAGCTAAGTCGATTGATGATGCGTATATTTGCTGTCACAGAAGCGAGAAACGCGCAGGCGATCTAGTGGCAATGGGCATTGACCAAGACGTTGTGGATAATCTAAACGGCTCAGATAACGATTCATTGATTGGCAATGTTGAAAAGATACAGCGATTTGGTGATGCAGTTCAAGACGATGAAAGCGTAGAGAATGACCCATCTATGCGCCTGGTTCTTGTCACAGAGGCTTATCTACGCATTGACGCAGAAGGTAACGGCATACCCACTTTGCACAAGTTCTTATGTGGCGGCACTGATTACGAAGTGCTTGAGATGGAGCCGTGGGATAAAGCCCCGTTTGCTGATTTCCACGTTGACCCAGAACCCCATGCCTTTTATGGACGCTCATTAGCTGAGTTAGTGATTAACGATCAAGACACCACCACTAGTGTATTACGCGGCATTTTAGACAATGTGGCGTTAGTAAACACCCCACGTTTAGAGGTCAATGAAGATTTGGTGGAAATGGACGATGTGCTAAATAACGAGATCGGTGCAATCATTCGCAGTGAGCAAATAGGGTCGATTAACCCATTAACAGTGCCTTTTGTAGCTGGTTCCACACTGCCAGCATTGCAATACCTTGATATGCTAGTTGAGGAAAAGACAGGCATTAGTAAAATGAGTATGGGCCTTAACCCTGATATGTTGCAGAACACCTCTGCCACCGCAGCCGCATTGACCGCACAAGCTGGCGCAGGACAAGTTGAAGTCATGGCTAGAAACCTCGCAGAAGGCACTAAGCGGTTATTTCAACTAATGCTACACGTTGCCGTTAAAAACTCGCCAGACGAGCAAATGATGCGTTTAAACGGGCAGTTTGTGGGTGTTGACCCTGCCATTTGGGATAGCTCAATGGACATGGAAATTAATGTCGGTTTAGGCACTGGGCAAGAAGATGCCAAGGCCGCAGCACTGATGCAGACTTTCCAAACTCAGCAGCAAATTTGGCAGACCTACGGGCCTCAGAATGGCTTAGTTTCAATGACACAAATGCGTAACACTTTATCAGATACCTTGGCTTTATCTGGGTTCAATAATGCAGATCGTTATTATGCACCTATGGATGATGCAACTGAGCAGCAGTTAATGGCTCAAATGGCAGAGCAAGCCGCACAAGCCGCGCAGGGTGAGCAGGGAGACCCAATGGCTCAAGCATTGATTCAAGCTGAACAGATCAAAGCACAGGCTAAAATGCAGGGCGATCAAATGCGTCTACAAGGCAAGATGCAAGGCGATCAAATTAAGATGCAAGCTGATATGCAAGTTAAAGCCGCTCAGATGCAGTCTAAGCAGGGCCAAGAACTGGCTGAATTGCAGCTTAAATATCGTGAATTGCAGGCCAGTGACGATTTAGAACGCGATCAAATGAACCAGGACTTGCTTGTTGAAGCTGCTAGGATATTGGGTCAATACGGCACAGCCGTTGACGTTGAGCGCGTTAAGTCAATGCAGGCAGCCCCACGAATGGGTAATGTTCAATGATTTTAAAAGAGCAGGCTAAAAATTTACTATCGAATGA